GTCTGCCTGGAGATAATGTGACGCATTGGACCGACAAAATCAAGATTCACGCGTGATTTTCGGCGTGTCTAACCCTTCGGATGGTCCTTCAAATGCTCGATGAGCAATGACCTGATTTCCCGTACATCACCCCGGATGCCTTCGGCGAATCCATTTGAAACGGGTCGGGAATTCTTTTCGGCCTTAGCTGCGAAAATGGCCGCAATCGATGAAATCGTTGCAGCGGCGATCAATCCAATCGCGGCGATTGTTTCGGTCATTTTTCATTGTTGCCGAATGCAGCATCGTTGGGGTTTAGGTACCGGAGGATTACCGGGGCCACGGCGGCAATGCCTGCCATTGCGATGGCCTTTGGATCGGTCACGCCGGCCATGTAAACGGCCAGCCCAGCAGCTAGGAATGAACGCAACCATGATGCGGCCATTGCTTTAAATTGATTCACTTTGATTTCCCCAGCTTCTCGATTAGCGCAGCGACCTTCGCTGGCGTCAACCCAATTTCGAAATGCATTTCATCTTTGCGGTTTCGATAATCTCCACCCCAAATTAAACCGTATTTTTTGGCTAGGGCTCGGATCATTGGAACCTTTTCATTTGGGAATGTTCCGACCTTGCCCAATGGATGCCTGGTGGCATTTAGATCAATGGCGGTTCCGCTTGAATGGTTGCTTAATCTGTTGGTGCTACCACGTACCATTCGGAAACAATAACCCCAATCATCCAGGCCACCTTCATCAATGGGTTCGATCAGCTCATGAAATTCAGCTGCAAAACCCACCAATAACGGTGCAACGGATTTGGCACAATGCAATTTGATTTTTGTTCCAGGAACCAAAAACGTTTCAATGCCGATTTCGGCCCGATCTTTCGATGCCGGCCATCCGTTATATGAAATCATGATAATAGCAGTTTTGCCTCATCGGCCGTGAGCCCTAGTCGATCCAAAATTGCCGCCTTTTCGGTCGCCTTCGATGCAATCTCAGCTTCTTTCTGATTTTCATTTAAAATGATTTGCGCTGATGCCGCATAATAGGCCTCTAATTCATCGCCTTCCATTTTGTATTTGACGCCATTGGTCTGACCATAAGGCTCTGGATTATCTGCTTTTAACTTCTGAATAATTTCATTAAGTATCATTTTCATCCCTTAACTGTTTTGGTATCCGTAGATTCGTACTGTGCCCGTCATTGTGCCTGTGTTACATGAAAACCGCAGTCCATCAATTGCCGTTGTTTGCGGATAAACTGAATAATATCCAAGGTTATAAGTGTTGTCTGTAATTTGTATTTGGCATTTTGTGAATTCAGAAATTTGTGGATTTCCTATGTTTAATACCATCAAATTTCTATCTGTCGATGAACTTACATTGTAGATATTAGAAGCAGAATTTGAGGAAGTGACGACCCAACTATTGTTCGTATATTCTGTGTACCAATATGTTGTTTTATATCCTGAAGTGATGGTAGATGCAGCTGATCGATATTGAACTGTTACAATGTTTGATGTGCTGTTTTCAATGTTTGCAATTACCAAATAATTGTCGTAAGTTGATGTGAATTTGCTATCTATATTGACCGCTGATACCGCTGAAAGAGTTTCGGTGTGGACCAATGCCAATGCACCGGATGATCCCGTTGCCCACTTCATCCCTGTAGCTGCGGCTGAATCTGCGGTTAAAACCTGGCCATTGGTACCAACGGCCAACCGTGAAACGGTATCGGCCGCGGTTGCCGCAATCAGATCACCCTTAGCATCGACAATGGATTTGGCCACTGCGCCATTTGCTAGATCGAACGCCGTTTTTACACTGTTTGGCGTGGCCGCAGTTGTCGTCGATGTCGATGATGTTGAATCCGTAAGTTGTACCGCACCGGATTGGCTCGTTGACGCAGCTTGAATTCCAACGGTTACGTCGCCGCCGGTTCCACCACCTGTTAACGGTGTGGTAGCCGTGATCGATGTGATGTCTCCAACCTGGTTATCGATCCAGGTGAAATCCATGTCGGCATTTGTGGCCTTCGAAAGAATCTGACCCGATGTGCCACCAAGCAAATCGGCCATCGATGTTGCAACCGCTTGACCAAAAACTTCAAAATCGGCAGGCAGGTCCGTGACCAAATCTGTGTTCGTCGGCATTTGCCAGTTAAACGGGGTTGTTGGATTGCTCATATTTTCTCCTTATGCTACGACTAGCGCATTTTCCCACGTGAGTGTGTTTGTGATGGTGTTCCATTGTTCCGACACGCTGACTTCTTCCCACTTCAATGCCTGGATAGAATAGGCCAATGGCGATAACAATGCCGTAACCGACAGGGTGTTATACCCAGCCGAAAATTGCCAACCTTCGACAAAACCAAGATATTGCCCGGCGGTCATGTTGGCTGGCAAATTGGCAATGCGCAGTGGCATTCCCATGAATATGTTGATCATGGAATCCCGGTCCGAATCATCCAATTCAGGGTTGGTTAATTCAAATGTAATTGATTGCATCATTGCTTCGGGAAATGCTCGCAGGGTCAAATAAAATGCGGCCTGAGATTCCGCATCAGCTTGATCATGCAATGTGGTGGTAATTACCTGAGCCAACCGGCCAAATGTAGCCACGGACGTCAAATCCTCGTTGGATACCTCGCTGCTCGAATTAGAACCGTACTTGATAGTTACGTCATTTCGGACGTCACCGGATCGGGTTTGAATTTTTATTCCGCTGGCTAGGGCTTGATTTGCCGAAACGTCCACGTATCCATTGCTGGCTAAATACTGGCTCCGGTGTGTGGAATCGGCGTAGGAAATCTGCCCCTGCGCATTTTCGTAGATATATCCCAGCCCCGATGTGGCCAATGCCGACACCAATGAATAAACATCGATGATGTCGGCTGATCGAGCCGCGAGATCATAATTGCCTGGCGTATCAATCTCACCCAATCCAACGTTTTGCGCCTGCGCCCACGTTTCGTTTGCAGGTTGATAATTCCCCCACGTCAATGCCGCCGGGACTTCCGACCAATTATTGATGAGCAAATCCGTCAAAACTTCAAGAATCTGATTGCCGTCAAAATCACGATTTAAGCTGGTGGACCATAATGCCTTCGGCAATCTTGAAAGGGCTCCTAGGGCAACGATCGAAATGGTTTGGCTAATGGCAACGGACCCACCCTGAGTCACTTCAACGGAAACGTCGGTCACCGATCCACCCCAAATTGGAACGAATGTGCCGGTGGAATCTTGAATCGCTATACCGACCGCATCATTGATATTGATTGAAACCTGTGATTGCGTCACATTGTAAATTGAAAGATTGCAATACCCGGCCTGCGCTTGCTCATAAATGTTTGTTCGACCACTGGTTGCCGTTAAATTTGCCAAAACGTAATTCTCATAATTGACGCCATTTATCGTCACACGCCAGATTGGATTCCAAATCGTCATGAGGTTACCAACGCATTGGCACCGTTTGTCCCACGATAAAACGAATTGTTCAAAACGTTGATAATGGTTCGGGCCGTACCTTCGGGATCAATGGCGCCGGATACATTTAGATTGATGACCGTTCCCCCACCCATTGCATTATTTGGGATGATCGATCCGTTTGATCTAGGCGTGAAAATCTCCGGGCCACGTTCGCCGACCAGGTATGACGTGCCACCTGATACCGGACCGCCGTTAGCCCTACCGCCTCCAAATACGGTATCAATGGCCCCACCGATTGCCTGCGTTACCGGATTGTTTTTGATGAAATTGACGATGTTTTTGATTGCGTTGAATGCGTTGTTTACTACATTGACCAAATTGGCAAATAGGCCAATCACAATCCCGATGGCAGTTCCCAACGTATCGAACGCGGCTCCCAAGATTTTGCCGACAACGGGTGCATATACATCACGAATGAATTTGGCGACAACCTTGAACAATTCAAGCAATGGGGCCAGCTTCTCTCGGTTTTCATCAATCTTGCCGGTTACCTTTTCAAATGCGGATCGCAATCCATTGATAATTGGCGTCAAGAATGTTGAAATGGCTGGGATCACGTAATCCGTGATAAATGCCCAAATGGCTTGAAATGTTGGGATAACGAAATCCTTGATGTAATTGGTCAAGGTTTCAAAAACGGGTGTAAGTTTTGGACCCAATTCCTCAGCTAGTTTTTGAATCGTTGGAATTACGCTATTGACGAAACCGCTGACCATTGGGGTAATTGCATCGAGTACAAATGACCCGACGGTTTCCTTACCTTCATTGAATGCAACCTGCAACCGATCCATTTTGCCGGCAAATGTGTCTGCCTTCTCTGCCGCCTGGCCCCCAAATGTTTCGGCCAATTTGGCGGTGATTTCCTCCATCGACATTGTTTTGAGTTCGGCTGCCGATAGTCCAATGCCTAATTTGGCCAATGATGCTGCGTTGCCTTCCTGGGCTTTCGCCATGGCATTTGTTACCGCTTCAAGCGATTTGCCCGATCCAGCAGCTACATCGATGGCCAACGATTGCAATTTCAATGCCGCATCGGAATCGGATGTTGCTCTGACCAGTCTTTCAAAACTCGGACGCAGCTCATCGTCGGTGATGCCGGTCAATAATGATGTTTTCGTGATCTGCGATTCGACGGCGGCAATTTGTTTGTTTGTTGCACCGGTGACGTTGACCAGGGTTCCGGCTAACTTAGCCTGGGCTGCTTCATCCTCGATGGCGGCCTTGACTCCATCAACCAACAATTTGCCGGCATAAGCTGCGGCGGCTACTCCGGCGGCTGCGAATGCGGCTCCGGCTACCTTGCCGAATTTGCCTAATTTATCGCCAAATGACGAAACCTCAGTGGCACCACTATTCAGGCTTTTCTTTAAATTATCGACGTCACCAAGAATGGAGAGTTTTAGCGTTCTTGAACCTTGACCGGCCATCACCACTCCTTCGCAATTTTACTGAATGAATTTTCCCATTCGTTGATGATATATGGTTGTTCGGCACGCAGGGTTGGATAAATAAACCAACCGCGTGATCCTCGACCTTCACGGCCTGACCACACTGGAAATTGTTTAAACCTATTCGATCCGAATTCCGATCCACCCCATAGGTCACGGGTAGTTGCTCCACCTGAGAATTTCTGCGATACGAAACCGAATGAAATTTCACCGATCTTGCTTGACTTACTTACCCGTGATCCTTCGGCGATGCGGCTGGCCACGTTGCTTGATTGCAGACTGCCTGCCTTTGTCGAAATCTTGCCCTGGAGATATTCAGCCAATGCACCCGAAACGAGTTTCGCCTCCTGGGTTGCCTGTTCGTCCATGGCCTTAAATGCACCAACAATTTTGCGCAGTTCGGCTTTATCGTAAGCAATAGCATCATCGGCCATTTTGCTTCTCCAATATCTCCAACCCGGTCAAAATCTTTTCGGCGGTGTCCCATTCGGACATGGGAATTTGCGTGGCAATCGCTAGTTCAATGACTAGCCGGCTGAGACTGCCTCGCCTGTGGATTTTGGGTCCCCATCCTCGAATCTCACATCCGAAACGGTTTCCGTCCACACTTCAAATGGCTTGACCGGTTTCCCAGCGTTTTCACGTTTCATGGCGTTATAGGCCAAAAATAGCAAATCGCTGATTCCGATCTCACTAGCCTGTTGAATTGTTTTGCCTGTTTTGTTTTCCCATTTCATCCATTCAGGTGGGGCAGCCACGTATGTGGCCACCTCACCGGATTGGAATTCAATCGTGATTGCGGTTTTCATTCTCCCGATCTCCCTTTATTAGTCCAACGCCGGCGTGGTCACGCAGGTGAATGCTAGTGAGGCAGTTAGCGCATCAGGCGCAGTTCCACCCAATGATGGGAAAATTGGTTGCACGCTGAATGCGTATGCAACGCCTGCCACGGTGAAAATCACCGGCAATGCGGTGTTTGGTGTGGTTGCAGCTGCGTTCCACAATGCCTCACACAATGAGCTGACTGCGCCAAAATCCTGGAGCATTTCAACGTTGAATGTTCCCTGTGTGTCTGTTGTGTAGTACGCCTTACCATCGAGTGTTTGATATGTGTTGATTGTTGATTCAATTTCAAGCGTTGCCGATGTGGCCTGAGCATCATAAGTATCACCATCGATGGTGAATGTGATGTCTCTACCGGTGATGATAGTGGTCATTTTTGCTCCTTAGTTATTTTCCTGGGTGAAATAGGTTGAAACGTTCAAATCTGCGACTAGCAAATTGGATGCACCAACCGAAATGATTGACGGCCTTTGAACGTCGCCGACGACGTACCCTGGAGGCATTGCCCCCAAAATGCTGATAATCAGGGCCTCTAATTGGTCCAATGCGCCTGAATTGGAATTGTTGGCAACCGCAGCGGTTACAACAAAATTGACCTTCACCTTAGTGACGGCCCCATTGATCAATGTTGATTCAAGCCATGGCGAATCCGGGATGATCACGCACGCAGGTGGGATTACCGCCTCCGGGGCCACCGGGTAAACCGATGCAGCTACTCCGGCCAATGCCGTCGCAAGATCATTGCGAACGTCAAGCAATGTGGTCACTGGCATATTGAATCCACGTCATAAAACGCCGAAATCAGGCCAATCACTCTGTTTTGGAGACTGCGGCCCATCCGGTACGGCGTCGGCGCAAAATCGACGCCTTCGATCTGTCCACCAGGGGCCGTGATGCTCTGAAAAATTTCAACCGACACAATCAGGATTGCCTTATTGACTGCCGGAACGTTTGCATATATTTCGGCGGCTGAACCGCCATCGAGTGTGACCGTTCCCGCCGGAATCACGGGAGTCAAAATTCGATCAGCTTCATCGACCA